CCTATTGTTATCGCCAAAGACGCACAAAATCATTTTCTTTTAGGATTTCGACAAGGTGGCGGTCAAACCGATGCAAGCGTTGGCGGGTGGGCAAAAAGGAAGCGCACATCAAGCCGTGAACGGGGGAAACCTGTTCGTGCTATTTTAGTCAAAACGGGTGCGATGCGTAGAGATTTGAAAGTAAGACATTCGAGTTTTAAACATATTGCAGTCGGTATGAATAGCATTATTTATGCCGAATTTCATAATAAAGGCACAGATAAACTCCCAAAACGTGAAATGATTGGGAAGTCCGAAAAACTTGATGAAAAGACCCAAAAAATAATTGATAAATACCTTAAAAAACTATTCTAATGGCATATCGAAGCATAAAGAGCGAATTATATTTATTGATTGAAACAATAATCAAAGGCGGGACTTATACCGATGTAAACGGAACATCGCACATTTATACAGGCATAAGTGCGATTAAATTATTTGATTTTTGGAACTCAGATATTTCAAATTCTGAATTATCTGACAGTTTCCCGGTGCCTGCTTTATTTTTGGATTTTACAAATAACAATTATCAAATGTTATTACAAAGAACATCAGATTTGAGTTTGTATCAAACTCAAAAAGAGAATTGTGAGTTTACATTACATTTGATTTCACCAAAGAACTATTCTGAAACAAGAAAAAACGCATATCTTGACCAAATCGACTTAGCAGCTCAAATAAAACAACAATTACGAAATATTACAGTTGCCGGAATAAAAAACATAAATTTCATATCTGAGCAGCAAGACAACAACAGTCAGGTTTTAATGGATTGGAATATTTCCTTTTCATGCGTATTGACAGAGGCGGGAGCGGGTGCGAACGTGGACGGTAATTTGATAACTCCGAAACCTTTTAGTCTGTCAGTGCAAATAATTGACCAATTAAATACATAAAAAGTATAATATATTTTGTTTTTATATAAAATAATTTTAAATTTGCAATTATAATTTACTAAAATGATATTAAAATATTCTAAAATTATATCGAATGCAGGCAAAAAGGAAGCGACAATGCTACTTTTCGGCGAAATTGGCAACGATTTTGACGGCAATATATTTGCAAAAGAGCTGAATTATATAGCTGACAGCGGAATGGTTGATAAAATTAACATTTTCATAAATTCAGTTGGTGGCAATGTATTTGAAGGATATTCTATTGTTTCAGTAATTGATTATTTGCAGTCTAAAGGTGTGGATATTGAATGCAGAAACGTAGGCGTAGCTTATAGTATGGCAGGTGTTATACTTGCAAGTTGTGCAAAAGGTAAAAAAAAGATGCTCGATTATGCGACAACCATGATACACGACCCGTTTTTTTCCGAAAAACCAGATTTGACAGAATCACAAAAACAAATGATTTCGAGAATTTCGGACTCTTTGGCGACAATTATTTCAAACGGCTGCGGTCAGGACAAGGATAAAATTAAAGAATTAATGAGCGTTGAAACAACTATGTCAGCAAATGAATGTTTGCAAAACGGCATAGTTGATGAAATTATAAGTACAGGGAAAACTTTAAACTTTCCGGCAAAGGCATCTTTAAAAATGGTTGCTTGTGCTGAAATTTTTGACAATGAAAATAAATTAATAACAAACACACAAAAACAAATGAAAAGCGTATTAAACGAACTCGGATTGAATGCCGAAGCAAGCGAAACGGCAGCCGTACAGGCAGTTGTATCACTGAAAACACGTACTGAAAAATTTGCAGAATTGGAAAATTCAGTAAAAATTTTGCAGACTGAAAATGAAATTTTGAAAGCTAAATGTACTACTCTTACAGACATTACGGTAAAAGTTGAGGCTGAAAAACTTGTCGATTCTGCTATTTCGGAAGGACGTATCGAAAAAGAATCACGTCAAACAATGGTAGATTTTGCAGTAAAAAACATTGAAGATGCAAAAAATTTGCTTAAATCTTTTGCCGTAAAACCTGTTTCTATTAACGATTCTTTGAAAAAAGAACCGATTAAAGACACTGCAAAAAACACAGACCTTGCTAAAAAATTCAAAACATTAATGGCATCAAACCCGGCAGCTTTTGAATCAATGGAACAATCTGAATACGACGCAATGAAAGCAGCTTTTGATGCTGAAACTGAATTAAACACAGTAATCCCAATTAATTAAACATATCATGGCAGTAACTGAAGTAAAAGTTAAAGAGTTCCAGTCAATGCTGGAGATGCAATTGTTTCCGGACAGTTCATTTTATAAAAAATCAAAGAATGCAGGCAACGCAAGTGCAGATTCTGTAGAAATTCCGCAAAGTGCGGGAAATGACGTGCCTATTTTGGGAGGTGTTACGTCTGGTTATGATGACGTAGCAAATAACTTAGGAGATGCAACTGCATTGACACCGGTTATTCGTGTAAACAACAAAAAGACGTATTCAAATGTAATCATGCGAGCTCCAAAACCTATTGTTTTTGAAGAATTACAAGAGGCAAGTTTGAGTTATGTTAAAGCGTCAAATGTAGCAGAAGAACAAGGAATGGTACTAGAACAAGCGATTGCAAATTATATGACGATACAGTGGGCTCCGACAATTGCAGGGAATATTGTTGAAACAACCGGTTTAAATAGTGCGGGAGTTGTTCAAAAACGTGATACTACAAATACAACGGGCGCAAAAGGTGGATATTCGGGAGCTGTAAAACGCTTTGCATATTCTGACTTAATCGCATTAAGTTTAGCAGTAACTAAACAAAACGTTGAAGGCGGAAATTGGTATGCTTTATTAACACCCGAATTGGAAGAGGATATTTTTAGAATACCCGAATTTGCAGAATACAACAAAACAGGTATTGCAGGAACTTTGGCTAGTGGAGTTGTAGGAAAGTGGGGAAAAATTAACTTTTTGCCTGCTAGACAAAACGATCGTTGGAATGCAAACGTGCTTTACGATATTACAAGCACCCCTGTAAAATTAGCTTATGGTGGTACTGTAAATAGCAAATGCTCGTCTGCAATGTTAGTTTGGAATGACAAACTTGTTGAAAGACAAGAGGGAGGAATACGTTTCTTTAGTCGAAAAAATGACCCTATTTATATGGGTGATATAGTAAACTGGGGTGTGCGTATCGGCGGAACATCAAGACGTTTAGACGAAAAGGGTGTTATAGCTGTTTATGAAGCTCAAACAACTGCATAGTATAAATTAATAAAAGGATAGTGTAGAAGCTATCCTTTTTATAAAACTTTACAAAATGGAAAGATTAGATTTAAACGGAATTGAAGAATTGAAAAGACGTGCCAAAATGTTATATTTTGACGTTCATAAAAATTTAGATAAAATATTTGTCGATTCATACGGTAGATTTGCTGATAATGCGACTACATTGATCGAACAAAACAAGCACGAATACGACATCAAAGTTTACACTTTGACACGTAAAGATTGCGAAAAGTCATTAACAATCGAAAAAAAATAAGTTATGTTAAATAACGAAATTATAGTAAACATACAGGACGGAGGGCTTGGTCGGTTAAGTGCCGGAAAAGACTTTTATACCGGTGTTATTTTTCAAAGTACAACTAAGCCGTCAGGTTTTGGATCGGCAAATATAAAACGGGTTTATTCGTTAAAAGGGGCTGTTTCTTTGGGTTTGACAAGTGCTTTATTTCCTGTAGAATATTATCACATATCGGAATATTTCAGAATTTTGTCGAAATTGAATAAAAGCGGGTTTTTGGATGTCGGATTTTTCAACATTACTACGGACGCTTTTGACGGCACTGAAATTGCAACAATGCAAACCAATGCAAACGGTGAATTACGACAAATAGGAGTGTATCTTATCGACACTATGAAAGATGCTTTTGTAACCGCTGCAAATACTGTAGCTCAAGCGTTGGACGATGCAGGAACTCCCGTTTCTGTCTATTTGGTTGCTGATATAACTGATTATGCTGCGGTATCCGATTTGCGAGCTTTAAATAAAAAATGGGTTTCAACTTGTATTGCACAGGACGGAGCAGGTGCCGGAGCTGCTTTGTTTACGTCGGAAGGATATTCTATTTCATGTTTAGGCGCACTTTTAGCAACAACAGCGTGCGCAAAAGTCCACGAATCAATCGGATGGGTAGGCAAGTTTGATATTTCTGACGCTGTAGAATTGGATACTTTGGCACTGTCTGACGGCACTTTGATTTCCGAATTGACAGATGCCGAAATTGATAGCTTAAACACAAAAGGGTACTCTTTGTTGATGAAACGCAAAAATGTTTCTGGTTCTTATTGGTATGTAGATGCACCAACGGCAAGCATTGGAACATCGGATTACTACTCTCAAAGGCAAAATAGAACGGTTGCAAAGGCAAAACGTTTGATATTGCAATATTTAGCACCAGCTCAAGGAATGCCGCTTTATTTGAATCCTGCAAATGGACAAATGACAGAAATAACGATTGCATCTTTGACTGATTATTGTGAAAATGCGCTACGTGAAATGGCAATTGCACAAGAAATTAGCACGGACGTAGCAACCGGAACTGTTCCAAAAGACTCTATTTCAATTAATCCAACTCAAAACGTAATTGTTGCGGGCAAAGTTGAAATTATCGCAAAAATTGTTCCTGTAGGTAGTGCCGATTCAATCGAAGTTTCATTAGGTTTAACAACTCAAATTTAACGAATTATGGCAAATATAGCAATAGTAAACGGGCAGGAATATAGTTTTGTCGATTTAAAAGCCACTTTTTTAGGAATAGAAATATTCAGTTTGAAAGACATAACGGCAAAAGAAACGCAAGAAAAAACGAACAATTACGGCAACGGAACTTATCCGGTATCGAGAGGGCGTGGGAAAAAAGAAACTGAATTTTCATGTTCTTTGGGTTTAAAAGATCGTGAACGGTTACAGGCATTAAGTATAACTGGTCTTTTGACTGATTTACCAATTGGAACTTTAACGCTTTTACTTGATAACGGCATAAATAAACATAAATTTACGCTTGTAGCATTTGAATTTGGATCGGACGGAATCGAAATGTCGGACGGAGATACAGAAAGTAGAATGACAATTACGGGAGTATTCGGGCAATTAATTTCAGAGAAAATACAATAATGGAAAATCAAGAAAATAGATTCAAAGAAGCAATTGATACACTTAAAAAAGCAGGTAAAAATACCTATACTTATACGTGTGAAAATGGTAAACAATGCGTATTGTCAGAACCTTCAATCCGTGATTCAATCAAGTTATTACCTTACATTTATGCAATGATGTCGCCAAAAAAGAACAATGACGAAAAGTTTGATGTTTCAGATGGTGCGATTATGATTGTTGATTTATGCTGGGTAGCCGGGGACGATGAAATTCGTACAAACGAAGATTTGAAAATTGAAGTCGGAATGTCTGCTTTAAACACGGCTCAAATTAAAACAGCGGATGTAAAAAAAAATTAAATTTCAATCCGTTATTAGATTCAAAAAGCGAAGGATTCGGCATACAGAAATATGATGCGCTCCTTCGCTTTTATTTTAAAATAAACCCGTTATTATTAACTGATAACGAATGGATTGAATCGGTTAATCAATTAATTTTTGCACTTGAATTTGACGGTAAAAGAGCCTCGACACATGGAATTATTACAATGCCAAACATTTAAAAAATGAGTACAACGATTGAATATGTAATTTTGATGCAGGACAAATTTTCTGCTCAGGTTGCAAAAATGGAAAAACAAGTCGGACAACTTGAAAACAAAACAAAACACGCACAAAAAACAGCAAACGCTACAGGCAGCTCTTTTGGCGGCATGTTTGGAGCGGTTGCATCTATTGGAATAGGTGCCGGGCTTATGTCTTTGGGTTCTGAAATGATAAGTATAACATCAAACTTTGAAAAGTATCAAGCCGTTTTAGGTAACTCTTTGGGAAGTCAAAAAGCTGCAAAAGACGCTATGAAAATGATTTCGGACGTAGCAAGCAAAACACCTTTTGAGCTTAATAATTTAACAGCGTCTTATGTTAAATTAGTTAATAGAGGATTCACACCGACACGAGAAGAAATTATCAAGCTCGGCGATTTGGCAAGTTCACAGGGCAAAGATTTTGATATGCTTACGGAAGCTATATTAGATGCCGAAACGGGAGAGTTTGAACGTCTTAAAGAATTTGGTATAAAGTCCAAAAAAGTAGGCGACAATGTAGAATTTATGTTCAAAGGTGCGAAAACAGTTGTAAAAAATGATGCAATTGCAATTAGAGAATATATTTTGAGCATAGGCGATCAGAAAGGCATAAAAGGCGGAATGGATTTGATTTCAAAGACGCTCGAAGGCAAAATTTCAAACATGAAAGACACCGTCGGACAATTAATGACAGGTGTTGGAAATGTACTTTCACCTTTTATTAAAAGTGGATTAGATTCCATGATTGCAACTATGCAAGGATTTCAACCCGCAATTGAACAGTTCTTCAAAGATTTCACAGCTTATGCAAAATTTACTTTTGACAATATTTCTATACTTTTTGAGCCTGTAATTACAGTTTATGAATCGTTTAAATTACTTTTTGTATCAATTACAGACCTTTTCGCAGCATTCAATGGAGAATCTTCAAAGGCAGACTGGATAATCACAATATTTGAAACTTTGGCATTTACAACAAAAATTGCAACAGCTCCGATGGTTGTATTGATAACAGTTGTAAGAAAATTGATTGATTTTTTTGTTATTTTGTGGAATAAATTTGAGGTTTTTAGAATTGCTATAATTGCATTTGCTGCCGTTGTTGCAACGCCGTTTATTATTGCCTTTGCACCGATAGTTGCATTGATTGAAGGTATTCAAATTCTTTTAGGTTTAATTGACGATTATAACGGTTCGGAACTGAAAACCAAAGAACAAAAGATAATAGAAAGTGAAAAAAACTGGCAATCAAATGTCGATAAAGCGAAAAAAAGACGCACCGACCCGATAACAGGCAAAGTCATTGAAGAAGTTGAAAATTCAATATTTTCGGGCGACATTTTCGGTAAAGGAAAGAAAAAAGGTTTCGAAATGTTTCCAAAAAAAGATGAAAAAACAAATTCGATAATGGAAACAGCTGATAAGATGAAAGCTAAGACGCAAAAATTAACATCGACTGAAACAAAAACAACTGAAAAAAAGGATAGAACTGTTACAGGCTCAGCTCCGAAAATCATAAATATAAATGTAGCAAAATATTTTGATAATCTGAATATTTCAACTACAAATATGCAGGAATCAAGCCAAAAAATACAACAAATAATTGTAGAAACATTCAATGGTATGCTTGCCGATTTGCAGCCTGTAATAAATTAAAACAATGTTAAGACTTAACTCTAAAATTTACATTTACGATAAGACAGGAACACCCGTTTTATATTTTCCGTTCGTAATTTCATGCGAAATAACAAAAGATTTTAATGAATTTACAGACACTGCAAAAGTAACACTACCGCAGCGTATTTATGAATTAAATAAAAGATTATCTGACTTGATAAAAGTAGGATATTCAATTGATATTTGGTTAGGTTATTTCGATAATGAAGACGCTTTACAAGGTCGGAAATTAAGATTTAAAGGATACGTTACAAAATTGACTCCGAAAGAAGTTATCGAATTGGAATGCGAAAATGAAGCGTATATTTGGAAAATGAAACCTTTAGCGGGCAAAATGTACTATGACATTGACTTGAAAAGTTTCATATCCGATATTTACACAGGAAAATTTGAATGTGAGGACTTGAAGATAGGAACGTGGGCAGTATCCGAAAATTCAACTTTAATCGACATTTTGGCACAATTAAAAGCAACTTTTGGATTCCGTTCTTTTTGGCAAGATGGCATTTTGTACGTTGGAGCTGATTTGAGCAGGCGGGAAAACAAAACGATACTTTTTGACATTAATCAAAATGTTATCGAAAATTCTGACAATTTAATCTATCAAAGTATTGAAGATTTTAGGCTTGTTGTCCATGGAATTTCAGAAAAATCGAATAATACCTCAATAGAAACCTATTGCTATTATAATGCAAATCAAGAAATTGTATTTTCAGATAAAAAACCGCTCGGATACATAAATGAAATGAAATTCCCAAATCTGACTAAAATTGAATTACAGAATTTGGCAAAAAAGCGACTTCAAAACTTAAATTACAACGGCGTTAAAGGCGACATACAGACCTTTGGTGAACCGATTTTCGATTGTGGCGATTATGCTAAAATTGTCGATAAAAAAATGACAGAAAGGAACGGAATTTATGAAATTACGAAAAATAGTATTATATTTGGCGAATCGGAAGGATATAAACAAACCGCTACTTTAGGAATGAAAATAGTATAAAAATGGCAAATTTAAAAGACATATTGACATCTTTTGTTAAAAATTATCTAAAAAAAGAGGAATTATATCTAAAATTATGTACTGTTATTTCTGTCGATGAAAGTAAATTTGAGTTTACAGTAAAAACAAATGACAGCGCACCAGATATAATCGTAAAAATGACTGCAATTGGCTCAAATTTAGATTCTTTTTTCATAGTGCCAAAAATCGACAGTGCCGTTTTAATCGGATTTATTAACAAAACAGCACCTTATTGTTTATCGGTTCAAAATGCTGAAAAAATAATCAGCAATTGCGATTCGATAATTTTTAACGGTGGCGAAAATTTCGGAATTGTAAAAGTTAAAGAATTAACAACAAAGCTAAATAATTTGGAAAACAAACTAAATAATTTTCTAAATTCAACGTACAATTTGCATACACACGTTTGCGCTGCTCCGGCAAGTCCATCGGCAGTTCCTATTCCTTTAAATTCGGGAATTTTAACGCCAACTTTACAAAATGACATTGAAAACACTAAAATAAAACACTAAATGACTGAAAATGATATAATAATTGAAGATTTGGACGTTAATGTTTTGAACGGCGATTTTGATGTATTTTCGGCAAAAGAACAAAACATTAAACACCTGTTATTTGCAGACAAAGGGACGTATCTTTTAGCTCCGACAATAGGAATAGGAATAAGACGTTTTCAAGGCAACCCGCAAAATGATTATCGGATTTTGGACAGCTTAATCCGTACAGAATTGACAAAAGACGGATATTCAGATGTAAGATTAACGGCAACTGCATTGACAGGAACAAATAAAAGTAATTTAACAATAGATTGCAATAGAATAAATTCACCAAAAAGACAAATAATATAATGGCACAAACAAAAACATTCATAAAAGAAAGTACGGGCGTTGTATCGTACTTTGACGGCGTGAAAACACATTATTTACAACCGTTAAAAAACGTTTCACCATCTCCATTAAATGACAATTTGATTGTCATAAAAGACAAAGGGGACGAGCTTAATGATACTATCGGCATAGTTATTGACTGGCGGGAGGTTTTGACACCTGCATCGCTAAGCAGAGATGCTTTGGCTGCAAATCTCGGAATAAATTTTTTTGTTAAGCCCGTAGCAGTAAATCCAACGGATTACATGACAAAAGCAGCTTATGACGCTGCGGGCAAAAACAGTCAAGTTGCAACAATAATAGACTTGAATACTGCAATAACAGGCGTATTCCACGATTGCGGAAATTACGATGCAAGTACAAATTTATTTCCAGAAGTTGGCGGTACGGGTGCGCTCGGTGTTATTTCAAAAGGTGACGTTTTTGTTATATCGGTGGGCGGTACTTTGGGCGGTGTTGCTGTTCAAGTTGGCGATACTATCCGGGCAATGTCAGATTTGCCCGTACAAACTTTGGCAAATTGGACAATTTCAGAGGGAAATTTCGGATATGTAGCGGAAAATTCAGCAAATAAAAGTATTGATTTTACAACGATAGACGATGTAAAGTATCCGACTGCAAAAGCTGTTTACGACTGGGCAACCGGCTTGTTTGCAAAATTAACATCAAACACTTTCACAGATAAACAGTTAATTAAAGGCACTACAAACGACGGAACAACGAACATTTTAGAACTTTTCAATTCGGATAATTCGCTTGTCAAAAAATTTGACACAAACGGGTTTCAAAATTACGAATTTGACGACATTCTCCCAAGTTCTGGATGGATAGCAACATCAGGAGGGGCAGCACCTGACTTAGTAGCTTATTCAATTGGTGGAGTTAATTTCAGCTTTTGGAGTTTTGACGGCGTGAATACAACGGAGCAAATGACTAACTATTTTGAGATTATACACGGTATAGATGTTGATTCGTTAAATGCCGAAACCGTAAAAGCTGAAATTCATACTCACGGATTCGCAAGCACAAACGATGCCGGGAATGTTCAGATATTAATAGATATGATTTATATGCCTATGAATGCAGCACCAATATCATACACTCCATTATACATGGATATTCCAATATCGGCAAATCAACAATACTTTCATAAAATTAAAGGCGTAGAATTTGATAAACCGAGTTCTGGTTTCACGGTCGGAGATAAAATGCTTGTAAGATATTCGCGCGTTCCGCAGGCAGGAGCTGATACTTATACGCACGACTGGGCATTTATGCAGTGCGCAATGCACATGCCATTTAATAGCAATGGCTCTCGACAACGATATATTAAATAATGACAGAAAAACTTTTAAATAATCAAACAATTTACGACTTTTGCGTCTGGAAGTATGGAACTATTGCCATGCTTCCAAAACTCAAAAAGGATAATTCGTTTATTTTCGGGACTGAAACACCCGGCAGTAATTTGAAATTTGATGAAAATTTGAGAAATTTAAAAGTTTCGGATAATTTTATAAAATTAAGCGTAATCCCATGTTCTACGGTTAATTTTATACTGGAAAATGAATTATCAATGTTATTTATAGACTCAGATAGTATTAATTTTGTAGATACGGATAGTATGAATTTTGTAAACAAAGATTGAAAAAATGGCAGGTAAAAATATATTTCAAAAAACAAGCACGAGCGACCCTACGGGCAAAACATTTTATTTAGCAACGGCTATAAAAGATTTTTTTATCAGTTTTACTGATTTGGCGGTTGCCGTGGGGACTGCTATTGGAATTTCGACTAAACTTGATACTGAAAATTTTGACAATTATACAAAATTAGTAGAGTGGGAAATTTATTTTTACGAAATTTGGGACGAAATAGAGTTAATTCATGAAACGGATGTTCAAATAACATCAGTTGTTTTAAACAAGGCGGTTACGCTACAATATTCAATAGATAACGGGCTTAATTGGATAAATTATACCGTTCCTTTTACAATTACTGATAACTATTCTAGGTGGCGGGTTTCGAACTTTGGAGCTTTTTCAAACGGCTCTGTAATTATAAAAGCTACAAAATTATGATAACCCAAGAGCAAAAAAATGATTTTTTAAAACTGTATGAAAGTACAGACGTATCGCAATTGTATTTAAAAGAAAATTGCAAAGGTGATTTTCAAGTTTTACAATTATCGGACGATATTTCGATAAAACAAGAACGATTATATAAACAAATCATTGATTATAAAACAAATACAATAGGTGAAATTATTGTTTGTTTTGGAAATGAAGAAATTTTACTAACAGAACTTTTAATCAATATTTAAGATGAAATACGTTTCAGCAAAATTTGGGAACAATGCAAACAGCGGCGATAACTTGAAAAATAGCAAATTGACAATTGCTGCAGCCGCTGCATTGGATACAAGTATTACCATTCATAGTGGAAAGTATTTGGAACAAAATTTACCTACAGGTAAGGTTTATTCCGGAATAGGCAATGTGACTTTTGACGGAAGTATATTTAATACATTTATCACTGGTTCAGGTGCTGTTACTGTGACCAATGCAAATATAATTAACTATACTAATGTGACCGGTGCTATTTATAATTTTACTATGGATAAATGTTTTTTCTTGAATTCAGTCCATAATTATAATTCATATACAGATAGAACAATAATTAAAACAAACAAAGCCATTACTTTCAACACAGGATCAAATTACTTTAGAAACTCTACAATTTACGGAACATCTGGAATGTTTACGCTAAATTTGTCATCAATTCCAAACAATAACCTAAATGTTATAATTCACTCAAAACCAACTACTTTTCAAAACATATACAGTTGTTTGTGTAAGTTTTGGCATTTCTATTCAGTACCTATCACATTAGGAGGAGTAGCGGTTACTTATGACGGTACTCTCGGAAAGACAATTGATGATTTACGGGCAAGGGCTGCCGTAGTATTTGGCGGAGTTGCTTCGGATTATTTCCAAAATTGTAAAGTTTACAATGCTTCAACCACTGACTGTTTTATAAATGAAAATTTGGATATAAGAGAAGGATTCTATCTGAAACCTACTTCTCCAAGTGCAAAAGCGAATTACATCACAGGGAAGCATATCGGAGCAATGCCGGTGGCAAGAGGTCCGATATTTCCAACTGATTACACTTTAGGTTCAAATATTGGAACAGACGGCAAATTGATAGATCCTTTGTTAAATGCAGAAGCTGACAATACTATTGAATATACAAATGCCTTTGACCACGGGAAAATTATATTAGTTGAACAATGGGGTGAAGGTATTGTAGAAGCCCCAAGGAACGGTGACTATTCGAGTGTGGACAGAGATACCGATATTGATGCAAATTTGAAAGGCAACGGAACTACTCTCGAAAATTCGGAAGTGTATGTATGTGAAATAGAATCACTTTCTATTAGTAACGGAACAACTACGAAAATATACGCAGTCGGGGAAAATTGCACGGTCGATGCAACAGGAGTTTGGACGGTTATTGCCGTAAACGGGAAAATGCGTAAATTATTTACAACAATAACACAGGTTATAAACGTTTTGCACAGCCGAAATGATAACACTTTTACGAACGAATTAGCTGCTATTACGCCACGCACGCATTTAAGATATTTCGCAAGACCTTTGAATGCAGGAGTTGAAACAAATCCAATGTGCCACGTAGACTCATCAGGAATGCCAGTATTGGGTGATGCTGATACAGATTTCACTTATGGCGTTCATGCCACTTACGGCTCGCCTGTAAGGGTTCAATTCCGTTACGAAAAAAGACGCAGAATAATGCAAACTAAAAACGCAAAATCTTAAATTATGTTAGA